CTCTACTCTCTCCACGGGCTTCAGACCGGCCCTATCGAGGAAGTCTTTTATAGCCCCTAGTTTTACTGCGTCTGAAGAGGATACCTCTATCAGTTCGTGGAGTTTAGCCAGTACACCAGGGACAGCATCACGCATCATATCCCTAGTCTTCTCGGCTATCTCTTCAGCGAATTGCTTCTTTAGGGCGTAACCTTTCTGTTTAGAGGCTTTGTCCGAATAGCCTGCCATTTCGGCGGCTTTCGCGGCGTTTCCCGTTAAACAAAAGGCTTCAATAAAGGCTTCCTGTTTTTCTGTTCTCATTCTTCTTTTTCCATGTGTTCAGATTCTGCTTCCATGTGTTCAGATTCTGCGCCCCTCCCGATCCAATCCGCATATTTTCCCAAGACCTCTCCCAAATCCTCTACTGGATCACCACTGAGATCGTCAGCTATATCCAGTAAACCGCCTATGTGGTGCAGGGGTTGGCCTCCGTGTGCGGATATATTCCCTATCTGATTGTTTAATATTCCAAGCAGAGAGGTATTTATGGTTTCACCAGTCCCAGTGGGCATATCAAAAGTTAAAGATATGGGGTGCTGGGTTTCGCCTCCCAGCCATCCCTTTTCAGTTTGATAGCCTCGCAACACATCAACCAAACCTGGGAGATGCTCTGGGGCCTCTTCAAGCCCCGCCTTTTCAAGATAATCCTTTCCCAGTACATTGGCAGCAGTCCTCAGAATCCCCCAAGTCACCGGATTTAAGGAGGAACTGCCATGTAACGCAAACTTAGCACTATCTTCGGCATCCATTATATTGTAGGGCGAGGGGGCCAGTTCACTCGCATAAGTCGCCAGGTTCATGCCAAAATTGGGGTCACCCCCAAACCTACCAAAGGCATCGGTTACACCCCCAATAATCTTACTCACAGACGGGTCTACAGCCATCCCCCCTACCTCAGGGTTTATAAAGGGGTCTAAGAACGCATTCAACTCCTTCTCAAAGGTGTAATAGTCATCAGCCACTACACCAACAAACCTCCCCTCTGGGGTACAACAGGGGGCCTGTCAGGACCAACTCCAGAACCCATGCCAGGACGGGCACCCATAGGAACTCCCCCCTGTAGAAGATGCTCCATGCGTCGGCTTATCCTCTCTCTTAGACCGTGGAGCTTTAAGAGTTCCTCCTGAACCCCCATTTCAACTTTCTCGGCCATTACGCCAATAACCCACTAGGCATGGCGTTAGGTGGCGCGAGAGGAACTTGAGGCATTCCCCCGCCAGGCTGAGGAAGACCGCCAGGAGGCCCCGTTCCCGCAAGCTGCGGATTGGCTTCGCCCATTGGAGGGGTTGCCCCCATGTTCGCAAGTATCTCGGGCGGGACGCCTAACGAGACTAACCTCTGGTCGATCTCAGCCCGAAGCTGGATTAACTGTGGTATCTCAGCCTCTGCATTCAAGGGAGCCCCTCCCCCCATTGGGCCAGTCGCTCCGTTTCCCATATCTACTTGTTCTTCAAAATAAGGCATCATTCTATCTCCATAATCATTTGCTAATGTTTAGTAGGTTTCCTCTCCGCTGTGCGGGGACAATATAACGTTTACGCAAATATTCAAAAGGGGGCCGCCCCTGTGCCCCTCCTGAGGCACCCCCTGAGGCGTCCTCTAAGCTCAATCCTGCCCCCTAGAGGCTACCCCTGAGGCTACCCCTAGCCCTACGCTTCCTCTGGTGTGACGGGGATTGTAGAGGCTTCCTCGGGGACTGGCTTTTGGTTTGAACTGTCGTGTGCGTGGAGGCCCTCTATATCCCCGAGGCAGTCTCCGAGGCAATCTTGAAGCAGTCTCTGGTCCTTTGTACTCCTCTATGGGTGGACAATAAGGAACTGGCTAACTCGCCTTCCTTTCTGCCTGATTGTGGGCGCGAAGTCGGAATTGGTAATACCGAGAAAAGCCTTTGAAATCACCTGGTTAGCATCGATTTGGATTTATTTTGGCCTTTAGGGGCTTGACAGTGCCCTCTGGTATATACTCCGTCCAGTTGTACCCTTTCAATCAACAGAGTATCTAACATGAAATTTATTACTAGATGGAACTCAGCACCAGAAGGCAGAGGCTATCTCAACGACCCCTCTTCCCCCCTTAATGGGCAAGTCATATCTATATATGATGTTGATGTCGGCTATTACTTTATAGACCACACAAGAGGTCTAGACGGCCTCGTACCTTATGACTGTGACTTTGACTTTGATGATGACGGTGAGCAGATCACGACCATCAAGCGCAACTCCTCAGTCCCTGAGGTCAAGCAGTGGGTCTTTAAGCGTTACATGGAAACACCCTTTGATGCCAATGAGAAGTGGCGACCCTATGAGGACTTCTTGTATTCCCAAGTACACCGCGAGAAGTGTGAGGAGTTCACCGCCAAGTTCTGCTCCGGAATCCCTTACCACTTTGACGACCTTGATTCGTTCCTTACTGAGAAACAAATAGAGTCCTTATATTGCGACCTCTGTGATGGGGAAAAAGATGAACTCACACAATGCGAGTGGATACCCCTTCAAAACAATCCATCCAAAGTTCCTTGGGTTTGCGATGAGTGCATAGACGAGATCAACGGGAACGAGGTCGGCACTAATGCGGGGCGGTTTACAAGTTAATAGGTTTAAGGGTCAGATTCTGGCCCTTATGCGTATCAACTAAACAGTCGGAGACACTATGAAAGTTATTAGCCTATACGACTACACCGGAGTAATGGGCCGACCGTGGGCCGAGGCCGGTGCTGACGTCTATTGTTACGATATCCAACACCCAAAGTGGAGTTGTAGAACCGAGGCAGTCGGCAAGGGGCGGATTCACTTTCTCCATGCTGATTTGCACTTTCAACATGATCTGGACGGCATCTACCACACCCATAAATGGTCGGTGGATTTCCTCACAGCCTTTCCGGTCTGCACTGACTTGGCAATCTGTGGGAACAAGTCAAAGGCTACCAAATTAGCTTTGAATCCTAACGTGGAGACTCAGGCGAGAGATCACGCCATCAACTGCGCCGAACTGGCCCTGAATCTGGATTGCCCTTATATGATTGAGAATCCAGTTAGCAGATTGGCGACCCTATGGCGTAAGCCGAACCACTACTTTCACCCGTATGAATTCGGCGGTTATCTGTCCGACTCTGAGGCAGTCCATCCAACTTGGCCCGATTACATTGCGCCTAAGGATGCCTATAGCAAAAAGACTTGTCTCTGGTGTTCGGATTCCTTTGTCATGCCCCAGAAAAAGCCAGTTGATTGTGAATCCTTCGGGGCTTCTGCGCAGTACCGCAAACTAGGCGGTAAATCCATCAAGACTAAAAATATCCGTTCTGCGACTCCGAGAGGCTTCGCAAAAGCGGTGTTTTTGGCTAACTCAAAAGGTCTGTAAAATGAAAATAGAACCATTAGAATTTAACGCTTTGCAAGTTGGCTTGGATAACCTTATTGAGGGAATCCAAGACGTAGAATATTTCGGAAGTGAGCCACTCCACAAAGACGAGGCCGACTATCTGAAGAGTGCCAAAGCGGTTAAGGCTAAACTGGGCCAACTCCAGAAGGCCATAGAATCAGAGGGGGGGTTTGACATAGATTCTATTGAAATGCTCATTAATGAGGAGCAAATCATAGGAGACACCTCAGAGTATCGTAAGGGCCACGCTGACGGAATCCAAGAGATAACGGATCACTTCAATAACTTTGGGCAATAGTGTTCATGGGATAGGGTCACCTAGTGGCCCTATAACGTAAACATTAACAGAGGGCTTTAAGATGAAAACACCACCACGGTATCAGTTCTGCGAAGTACCGAATAACCCAATCGGGCACTTCTTTGTTTTGCTCGTTAGGGCTTTCGTTAATAGGGATCGCTATAAAGTAAGGGTACGAGGTCAGCACCTTAGAAAGGGCGAGAACTGGAGACTGTATCAAGCCGGACAACCTATTAATAAATCAACTCACTTACGCATCTATTTAGATGATCAATATGGAGATAGTTAATCATGTATATCACTTCAAAATACATTAGCGCCACTACTCACCGTGGATCACGTTATATAGCCACAATAGACGAGGGCGCGGACTTTAAGCATAGGGCCTCAGTGGGATATAACCATGAACTAAGCCCTGAGGGAAACGCAGTTGAGGCTATCAAGGCCCTGATCAAGAAAATTAACCTTAATGAATACGGAATTTGGGATTCATTCATCGTAGCTTATGGCCCCCACGGTTACACGGCTATCCCCAGTGGGCGCGGTGTTGAACACAAAACCTATCAGCTATAAGTAACCCCTAGCCAGAGCTGAAAACTCCTAGAACGCCTCAATTTTGGGGCGTTTAGGGGATTTCCTGGTCAATCGGCCAGGCAGGATCCTGTGCATTCTCCCAAGAGGACAGAAGATAAGATGGTAAGAAGGTTCCGTTATCGAATGGTAAGAAGGTTCCGTTTTGAAATGGTAAGCCAGTTCCGTTATCGAATGGTAATACCGTTCCGTTCTTCTCCGTTTTGGTGCTTGGGCTTGCGACGGAATTTGGTTTTCACCTTCATCGGGCCTGACTTATTCTTACCCCAAGAGTCGCGCTGCGCCAAGTTGCGCTGGCGACGGTTGCGCCTAGCCAGCCGGTCTACTTCGGAGGACACAGGAATAGCCCCTTCTCTTCAATGCCCAGTTTCTGCAAGCAGACCTCAAGGACCCCCTCGGGGTTGCCTCTGTGTAGGTTCTTACGCTTGGAGAACTCTTGGAGAATCCACGCTTTACTCAAGGGTCCAGAGGCTTGGAGGAACTCCGTATAAAGCCACTCCTCTGCATCCCATAGACTAAACTTCTTTCCCATGACTCCCTCAATAAGAAGACGCACCAAGGTCATAGAGCCGTTAGTGACAGACTCTCTGATTGGCCCGGCGTTGGTACTCTCTTGGCGGTATCTGTCGGCCTGTTGTACGAGGGTAGGCCCAAGCCCCGACGATGTCACTTTGACGACAGTTTGTTCCCGGCTCAAAGGTTGCAATCGAGTCTATGCTATACTTCCGATAGAGGCACATAGGAGCCTCATTATTAGAATGTCGGAAACATTTATCCTTCATATAATAAGAGTTGGGGGGTAACCTAATATGAAATAATAAATCTCTTAATTATCAGCAACTTACCCCTAAACTCTTATTGTATAGAGGAAAAACATTATGAAATCTGAACGAATAACAACAGCGGGAAAGGTAATCAAGATGCCAGCAGCAAAGCGAAGACTTCACAAGCAAAAGATTCTGAACGACCTCAGTGCGAGTCGTGGCGAGAGAATTGAGAGGCTTCTGGAGGGTATACGAAACCTTCCCAAGGAGGCGGTCGCTCACCAAGTCAAGAGTCGGGACCAAACTGTCCCCAAGGACAGCCTAATGAACAGATGCCTCTCTAAAATAGAGTCCATCAGATACCTACTTCCTACGGACAAGTGGACTGGGAGTCCCGTCTTAAGGGAAGCCTGGGGCGTTTATATGGACTTGCAGAACTTTACGCCAGCCGTTGGGGAAAGCCAGCATTGGCGTCCCGGCACTAGGGAATTCTCCTTGGATGACTACGACGAGGAAGCCCTTGTGATTGACGATGGAGATGTGGTGGAAACCCCTAGCCCAGAAGTACGGAGCGGTGGACTTGGGTACAAACACGTCAACTGGGACTCATCCTACCTCATGGCGCAGCCAAAGGGAGGTCTAAACAACCCCTACTGGAGGCTAGACAACGCCAAAAAGGCGAGGAAGGCTGTAAAACACTACACAAGGGAAGAGATTGGCCAGTTATCTGGTCCAAGTGGGTAGCGTTGTGGACTTGGAAGCGGGGGTCGCCTATGGCTCCCGCACCGAGGCCATCGAGGCTCTGGGCAGAGATATCGTTGTGCCCATCCTGCACTCCCGAAAGAAACACAAACGACTGAGAGTCATCACAATGGCTGATAAGAAGCAAGCTATGTATGAGCAAGCCGAGGGAGCCTGTGACTTGGCCATCGTGGGTCTGCAATTAACTGTGAAGGACATTGAACTGGCAATGACTGGGGAAGGTTACACTTCTGCCGGACTCTCGGACGTGGCAAGCAGCCTTCGCGCCCTGATGGAGGACTTGGAAGACTTCATATCAGACATTGACGAGGGCAGTCGCTACCTGAGCAACCACGAATACCTGGAGACAATGCGACATGAATTCAGAATCGAAATCCAGCGGGATGTATCCGACATGGTGTCCCATCTGTGAACACCGGAGAGTTACCCACTTGGAGCCTTCCCCAATGTGCGCCCCCTGTTGGGTGGATAACTACTCAACTTTTACGATGGATGGGGTCACTAGACCATTCAAGGAAGTCCTCAAGGAAAAACTCATCGAGTTAGACCTCTGGTTTAAGGATGGGGAGACAAGGGGAGAGTGGCAGGAGAGAATTGAAGTGGAAGGCCGAAGTGCTCTTCGACGATACGCCGGAAGGGAAAAGAGCTAAATGGGAGTACATCAAGGCCCGGCCTGATCTCCACGCTGTTGTAATGGCCTGTTATAAACACTTTGGAAAACTAGAGGACGTTAAAGTTTATCGGAGACAAAAAAATGGCTAATTTTAACGAGATACTTAGGGATGGTGATGAGTTCCCTAAGGGCTGTCCAAGGTACATGGAAGACTACAAAAAAGCACTTCCTTTGTTCGAGAGCAGGAACAGCGATTGGTGGATTTATAGGTACATAGGCTTGGATGATGTCCTGTTTTATAAGCTAGGGAACAACAGAACTCAATCCTATCTATACTTTAACTCCATGGAAGCGGCGCTTGATGGAATGTCCCATGAACGGAGAAATCGATGAATGAATTATCGTTGTTCTCGGGAGCCGGAGGTGGCCTCCTAGCCACTAAACACTTCCTCAAATGGAGGACTATAGGTTATGTCGAACAAAACCCCTACTGCCAAAACATCATCGCACAAAGAGCGAAAGAAGGCTTTCTTGACGCCGCACCCCTGTGGGGAGACATCAATGAGTTCATTGAGTCCGGTGCGGTTGACCAGTACAAGGGGGTTACGGATGTGGTTACTGGGGGCTTCCCCTGTCAACCGTTTTCGGTGGCGGGAAGGCGCAAAGGAAAGGATGATGGGAGAAACTGCTGGCCCCAGTGCATCGAAGTTATTCGCAGAGTTAAGCCAAGATTCTTTTTTGGAGAAAACGTGCCAGGACTCCTTAATTCCGGGTACTTCCCAGAAATTCTCAGGTCGCTGGCCCAAGCAGGGTATGCTGCAAGATGGATTGTGCTGGGAGTTGACGATG